TGCAGGGAATTGACCCAGGGTCTGGTAAGCAGGTGTGGTGGGATAACCACGGGTTTCCAGTTGGGACTCATCCTCATACACAGGGTATGGACCTTCAGGACCAAAGAACTTCAGCGTGTAATCACTGAGGACATCGGGATTGGTCAGGATCTCGTTGTAAGCCAGGTTCTCTTGGTGTTCAGCAACAGAGAACTCAGCGTAACGATGCAGAACATCTTGAGCCTTGCTGCCCCAGGCAACAGCGCTATCCAGCATCCCTTCCAGTTGAAGGGCGTAGTTGTTCAGTACGGCAGGAGCGTTCCAGCCATATGCATCAACGACGTGACGGCTTTCGTTGTTTAGATGCAGGTAATCCGCGATCGCGTTGTTTACTTCCGACCGCATCTCGTTGGCCACCTCCGGGGAGGATGCTGCCAAGGAAATTAGGGAAGAGCTGGGCGAGTAATCCTGGTTGGGTGACCAGGTCTGCTGACCCAATTGTGGCGTAGCTAGGTTGCTGTACTGCTGGCCGTAATTGGCTGGAGCGTATTGAGTCGTCTGAGACGGTTGACCCTGGAACGGGGATTGAACTGGTGCGCTCAGCAGATTCACCACCTTGTTGAACGCCGACTCCCAGGGGTTGCTGTTCGGTGCTTCCGACTGGTATTGGGGGGCGTACTGCGTAGGGGCTGATTGGTAATTGGGGGCCGCCTGAGGCACCGCTTGGGGGTAACTGGTACCCACTTGATACGCCACTGGAGCCGGGCTCTGTGCCACCTGGTAATTGACCGGGGCTGGAGCCACGTAGCTGCTTGGAGCCACCGCTGCCGGGACTTGGCTCGTCTGTGGGATCGATTGGACGGTAGCGTCCTGCATAACTCATCTCCTTTTGTAGAGCTTCTAAGGTTCGATACAGATATGGAGTTAAATCCAATCTTGGATCCGCAGCCATCGGAAGATCCGGTGCTTGCGGGTGAGGAGTCTGCATCATGCCCCCCACTAAGCGAGCGAATTGAGAGTATGCACCCTGTAATTCGTTCACCATCCTGAATGGGAACCCAGATAACATCTCGGCCCGTTCCTCATCCGTCTTAGACGGGAAGAGGTATTTCAGTGCTTCAATGCTATCAACACCTAACTCCTGAAGGTTGCGTACCACGATGGAGTTGTTAAGGATGTCCTGTGTGGAGTCCTCATATACAGGTCCTAGCCAACGCCATAAGATAGTGACGTCACCATCTGGAATCAAACCAATGACATTGGGTGGAATCTGTTGTGCTTCCACGCAGGCCATCATAAGGCTCTTGAGTTGTTCGTTGTATTGCTTTTCTGCTGCTTCATAACCAGCTTCATCTTCCGGTGAAGCATCTGGAGCTAGATCCACAGGCTTTTCAAGTCCTGCAGCCGATGCAAGTGTTGCCTTGAATAATTGCTCTTCTTGGTAAATAATCAATTCAAAACAACGACACAAGCCGTGTGTATAAATAGCATTTGCTTTTTTCTTGGATGTTGCAGCAACACGTCCAAACAATGATTTGTACTCAGTTGCTGTCACGCCAGCAGAAATTGATAGTTCGTCTACACCACCAAGGGCAGTACGAATCTCTTCTCGATACTGACGAGCAAATGCGTTTTGATCACCAGTGATTGCATCTGGGACGATATAACCAACACGATCGTTTGGTTCCAGGTTTGCAATGACGCGTGGAACACGGATCTGACCATCAACGCCACGGCTAACGGGATCAGCCTTAAACATCGACCGACTCATCGGTGATGGGCTAGTAAAGCCAGAGTTTGCAGCAATGGAGGGACGCTGGACAATAGCATCTCCCCCTGCTTCCATAAGGTCAGTCTTGGGACGAGACGACAACAGCGTTGGGTTACCGAAGAAAGTGATATTCTTCCGCATCGTACGCATCATTTCGTCATGCGTACAAATGTGATTAGCTAGTGCATCAAATTCACCAATACCCTCTGAAGAGAAACCCTGGGGATTATTGATGATTTCAACGCATGGGATGAAGCCAAGGCTATTTTTAAATGTTTTGGTATGACCGGTCAGTGCATAGGTCGGCATCTCAAACGACATCTCGGAATCCGAGTGCGTCTCTTCAATCTCTCTAGGTTTGATCGAAAGTCTGATATAACGCTTTGCACCGGGGCTACCAGTGCTTAAGCCACCTGTCAGTGATGTGGTCGCAAGTTGATCACCAAAGCCATTGGCCTTACGAACCTTATAGCTGTAGATGATTACAACTTCATCAAGCTCACCGTCAACGTTGTAGTACGCACGATATTCGTGCTCGCGGAAATAGTAGAGACGATAGTTTTGTTTTGTAGGGCGGATGTAAAAAAGACCCTTGCCATCACACAGGAAATACTCCCAGATTGAATCCAGGCGTGTATCCAGTTTGTTGTACTTGGCTACACGATCGATAAAGTCTTTGCGCTGGTTACCAAAGTTATCTTGGGATGGAAAGAATTCAACCCCTTGGCGGATGCCAAAGAGTTTCATCTGTGCGATGTGAGACGCGACAACACCAGTGTCTACAACAACGTCACTATCTTTGTCGAGATAGGCATTGATGATTTCCTGAAGCCTGGCTTTAGCGTCTGCCATTATCTATTCTTGTGTTAGTTAAAGCTTAGCAGTTTAAGAAACAGTTTTGCCACCAATGCCAATCAATGGGGTGTTTTGCGTAAAATATTGTCCAGGGTTTGAGTACTCTTGATATGGACGAGGGAATGCCCTATTGCGAAACTCATCCATCATCATTTCCCGTTGATACTGCTCCTCTTGGACATCAGGGATTACGGGCATATTCGAATAATCGTATTCTCCTGGACCCATGTTAATTGTGTCACCAACCATTGGATAAGCCTGGGACACTAAACCACCGACATTGCCAACGCTGCCAAATCCCGCCAAGGGTAATTGAGGACCCGTACGACGCAAGAAAATCTCGCGTTCATTGGGATTATCTGTCCCCATTCCTTTGTTGTAAATCTTTTGTTGTTTTGAGTCTTTCTTAAAAGACTCTGGGTTAATGGCGCTGCCTGCGCCACCAATAAAATTTCCGCCAGCCACAAATTTCCTGGTGCTCCAGGGACATTAGCCATTCCGCTGTAAAACATCTAACTACCTATCGATCTTTTTATTTTACTCTTCTATAACCTCGTAGCCAGCAGCGTCATTCACTTTGCTGAGAACAATGCCGTTACTGCGTACGTCCCAATTGAGGAGATCGCCTTCTTGCCAACCCAACTCTTCGATTACCTCGTCAGGCAAGGTGATGTACTGATCACCGTTTTCGTCCTCCTGGACCTCGAGGATGTAGCTCATTTAGCGGAAAGCATCGTCTCGATTAGTTTATCAAGCTTATTATTAATTTCGCGAAAGTTGTCGCGCATGTCTTGGATTTCTCTTAGAAAATCAACCTTTAGTACATATTCCATCGGAAGGCGTTTCAAGTCTTCTTCCAAAACATCAATCCTTCGTTTTTGTGAGCTGATGTAACTATAGGCTTGCTGGACCTGATCGTTGTATCGATTCAAGATTTTAGATGCGGCCCAGCCACCGCCTGTAATAGCCGATATGACGGCTGTTAGGCCGATGGCTAAGTATTCGGGTCCCACCGCAAGCAATGCTTTTTTCTAATTCTAGAGTTTAGTAATCAAGCTGAAGCTGCCCCTTACGCATTAATCCTGTCAACAGATATACCAAGGCATCGACGCAGTCGTCATGACTACTGACACCAAAGTTAGTCAACTCTTCAAACATAGCTGTGAAGTTGCGGAAACGATTGAAGATAATTTTGCGATCCTCAAACATGCCCATGCAGCCACGGAAACGAGCCAATTTATCGGCGCGGAATCCCTTGACGGCATGCCAATTCAAGTTATACAAGCTCTCGTTGGTGAGGCACACACGTTTGAAGTCGGCCTCCAGGGATGCCTGATACGCAACCGCTTCACTCCAGATGTCACACGTGGAGTAGGTCGGGAAGTAATGACCGCCTTCATCCTTGCCAAGGATCGACCAATCGTTGAGCAACTCCTTGAGGGCATCCAGTTTTTCTAGGTTACCCATGACGCGTAGACGCCTGTAATCAATGATGTGGATCTGATCGCCAATGCGGCCACCAAGGACCATAACGGTGTAATCATTCTTTTCTTTCGTGCCAACCGACAGGTCAACTCCAATACCAAGAGAATCAAACTCTGTTGCAATCTCAGCCTTAACAATCAGTTCTGGCGCCAGGGACAACTCGTTTTGCCTGATGACTTGATTCATGTACTGGAACGAGAAAGCAATTGGTGCTTGTCGTTTCTTTTCCTTTAGGTAATCCAGGGACCACATCGCTGGCCAGTACGAGATTTCATCCCCAGTCTTGGGATCGTTGAGGATAGCGGACAGAACAATCTGCAGCCAATTGTTTTGCGGGTTGAATGTTGTGGCATGAATGTCGTCATGTCTAAAGCGCGTACCAAGGCAGATTGCCCGGCCACCTTCAAACATAGTGGGTGCAATCACAGCATTCCAGTTGTCCTGCATCTGTTTTCGAATGTCAGGGTTAGAGATGTCTGCAGCAGATTTGATGGCGTCATCAATGATGACCAGATGTGAACGCTTGGAGGTCACCGAACCTTTGAGGCCTGCAGCGCAGAGTGTGAATTGTTCCTCACCAGTGGTATCGATGCCTGCAAACTTGTGGTCAATGGACCAGTACTCATTACTGGTGACGTTCTTTAGAAGGCGTACGGTTGGGAAGACTTCTTGATATCGCTTGCTTTCGATGATGCGTTTAATGGTTGCTGATTTGGAACGCGCAATATCAACCGTGTACGACAAGTACAGGATCTGCAGCGGTAACTTGGCTGCTGTATGCACACCAATGGCCCAGGCGGTAAACAGTCCTAAGACTGTTGATTTGGCAGAACCTCGTGGCGCCAAGAGATCAACGTTTGGTCCAGCAATCTTTCGTAGGCAACTACTGTCTTCGTTGGTAACAAAGTGACGATGCCATTCTTTGTGGTGATCAGCCGGAGGTTTATCCGCTACGTACTCACAAAAGAATCCAAAATCTTCGCGTGCCCGTTCCAGGGATTCAAGATTTCGTGGGATTCGGATTTGTTGCCTGCGAGCAGCCGCTTGTGCGTTACGACGGTATGCAAGATGTTGGTAAGCAGGCACAATAAGTATCGTTCAGTGTATTACTGAATACTACCTTATTCTTCGTCCTTGCTGTCTTTCTTCTGTTCCTTGTACTTGCGAGCTTTATCTAATGCTGCTTTCCTTTTTTCCTTGTCCGACATTTCGCTGCCGTCCTCCCTCTTGGCTTCCTTCTTTTTGAAGAGCTCCAGAAGTTCTGGCGGCATCTTGTTTTTGCTCATCTTGTTTATTGGCTTGTAAAGCGGCGATGACTTTTTCCCCGTCAGCTACCTTATCAATAACAGGTGTGGGACGACGAAAACCAGTTACACGCTCGCGATTCTTTTGAAGTTGACGTGCAACATCAAATAATCGTCCAGCGATATTTTCCCCGTATTGAGGTTTTGAAACTGGTTGCTTCATCCTTCAAGTTTACTTGGTCTACTCTTCTAGTTGCATATGAGCCCATACGCTCATCGATGCTTCTTCCAGGGGGACTTCAATCGGGTCATCTTTGAAGATGGTCAGAAGCTCACGAATGGCACGATCAGCACCAGCCATGAGCAAGCCCTTGCGATCCTTATTGGCCGTGCTCAATTCAACCTGTGCAATAGTGCCACGTAATTCTTTTTGCATACCAGCGATGCGTGCAACTCCAGCATCACGTTTAACAATGCCGTCATCAACGTCCGCACGAAGCTTACGAATATCTTCCTGCATCTCTTCAATTTCATTCAAAAGAACTGCCCTGTGGTCAGGTTTGGGATAGTTCTTTTGTACCCATAGATCACAACCTGCGATGCTTCCTGTGTAACCAAGGAATCGCGCATAGAGGTAGCACTCAATCACCGAGTAGTTTTCAGAGCAGAAACCCGTGAAAGCTTCTTCGGTTGGTGCATCAAGATTATCGACCCATTGGCCGAAGATCTCAATATCGATATGCCCTTTGGGACTGATTATAGTCTCGTGCTTCGTCTTCCTGAGCGAAGCGTTGGGCTTGAGCTGCTGTCTCACGTTGTTGTTCACCAGAGGTTCCAATGGTTGCACGTTGCTGAGCGCCTTCTTCCTTCATTTTTTCTTTGGTAGAACCAACGGAAACATCTTGGAAGATCTTAACGGCAGACGCAGCTTTACGAGCTTTATCCTCGTCAAACAGTAGATCGTATGGATCAAGATTTTCGGGTGTCTCCCAATCAGATGGAGTACCCGTATACGGGGATGCCATTTTTAAACCTCTTCTTTAGCAGGGCCGAACGCTGACTCACCCAGATCTTTTTCTGGTTTTACTTTGGATTCAAGCTTATTCTTTGCGTATCGATACGCCACATCTGCAGCCTGACGATAACGATTGAATTCAGCTTGTTCGCTAGAGCCAGCGTTATCAGCCTTCATGTCATCAGAAGTTGGTCATCATGCTGGCAAGACCACCGGCCATCACATCGCGCTGACGAGCACGATTGGCTTGACCTGCTTGACGCATCTTGGAGCCTTCAAGGCGACCGATGAGAGTTTCAAAGTCTTGCAACTCAGCAGCAGACATGCCGCCACCGTATTGACGTCCAGCTTGTTGATCAAGGATTTCTTGGACTTCATTAGGCTGAAGACCAGCAGCTACGAGCTGTGCGCGGGTTGCGTTTGCACGCGCGGGCAGATTAACGGAGTAAGTCATTTTAAAACTTCTAGAAGTTTGTACATTTATTTTAGCGCATTCATTTTAAAAATTAAATGCGCCCATAATGCTAGAGAACATGTTTGTACCCCTTTCAATATTAGCAATGTTCTTGTAACCAGCATTAACAATAGCTTGGAGGTCTAACTTTCCTTTTACTTCTGCTCCTGTAACAGCAAGATTATTTTCGTTAACGAGTTTCTGTCGTTCCGTTTGACCTGCATCTTGCAACTGTGCAATTACTTTTTGTGCATCCCAACCGTAATTAGAAATTGCTGAACGATTTTGAAGCTCGGCGCCCAGGGCTGCCATTTGAGCTTCAAGTGGATTAACGCCAGGAAGAACGACTCCTCCTCCCGTCGTTACTCCTGTTGATGTATTTGTTGTTCCTGTTCCTGTTCCTGTTGATGTTGATGTTCCTGTTCCTGCACCCGAGGCTGCTGCAGCAAACGCTTCTTGACGTTGAACAACATTTCTGGCTTGCTGAGTACTTAAACCGGTTTTAGATGCAATAGAAGCAGCGCTTTGGCCTTGCTCATATAATTCCCTTGCTCTTTCAAAGTCAGCAGATAATGAACCACCGCCAGAAGAACTGCTTCCGCTAGAGGAGCTACCACCACCAGAAGAACTGCTTCCGCTAGAGGAGCTACGGGGTGGTGCTGACGGTGCCGCAGGTGCAGTTGGTGCAAACGCTGTTTGACGTTGAACAACGTTTGCTGCTTGAGAAGAACTTAAACCAGTTTTGCCTGCAATATAAGAGGCGCTAAAGCCCTGGGCGTGTAATTGTCTTGCTTTTTCAAAGTTAGCAGCTAATGACATGACTAATACCTTAATCCTTTAACAAAACAAAATAATCGAAAAAATTTAATCAGCCAGTACCAAGGATACTGCCAATAAGCGTAGGAACTTTTGTAAGATCATACGGAATTAAACCCCTCTGCAAATTACCGCTTGCATCTGTAAGCATCGGTCCCCACTGGCGTTCCCACGCAAGATCGTCCTCTGTTTTGTATTTAGAGCGGCCTTCCGGTGATGCCAAGGCAAGATCAGTCAGTAATGCGCCAAAGGCCCCTGGATCATTAGGATTAACACGATAGGCGCCTGCAAGATCGATGCTGCGTTGCTTTTCTTCTTCTGTAGGTAAACGTCCGTAAATATTGGCATAAGTACTTTGAATAACAGGGTCAAGATATCCGTAACGTTCAGGGGCAACAGCAGCTGGGGTTTTAGAGGAAAGTTTACGTGCAATTCTTTCTGTACGGCTAGGATTCCAGTCGCGTGCACTACCAAAAGCTCGGATTGATTCAGCTGCAGATTCAGGTGATTCTTGACCTAACTCAATGGCACGTGCCAGGCTTTTCCTAAAAGGTTTTGGCCTACCTTTTGAGTATTGATCTAAAAACCCACCAAACCATTTTTCGTCTGCGTAAGACATGTTAATTAACCGTAAAAGGAACCAGCGCCGAGTCGAGCCAAGGCAGGACCGTACTTGCCTGCAAACTTATCAAACGTATCTTGACGAGCTGAGAAAGAATCAGCAGACTTAAAGGCAGGGGAGTTGGCTAAAGCAATCTCACGCTTTGTATCTTGATAATCAAGGAAACGCGGAAAGATTTGGCCGGCCAGGCCAGCACCAACCTGGTATTCCCTATTTTCCTTCATTTGTTTTTCAGCTTCTTCTGCGGCTTTTTGTCCGCCGAAAAGAGAGCCGAGTGTACCAACAGCTTGTAGACCTAAACCTGCCCAGCCAATTGGACCAAGAGCAGCGCCGAGTCCTGCGGCAAGACCACTTCCACCTGCGGCAAGACCACCTGCGCCTGAAAGATTTGCAAGAGTGCTTGCGCCAAAACTAGCTGGAGCTACGGAAAACATGATTAACCAACTCCCAGGCGATTACGGATGCCGCTAAAACCAGGACGCGAACCACCTTCAAAAATATTAGGTATTGTTTGCGTCTGTGCATACAATCCTTGAAGAGGGATTGCACGCATTGCATTAATTGTATCAGGGATCTTGTTAAGGGCGTTTAAACCAGCGCCGACAAGATTTGACTGAAGGCCAAAACGTTGATTCTTTTCAGCAAGTTGCTCGTACCAAGGTCCAAGGACATCAAGCTTTTCTTTCAAGCGTTGAGGATCATTTGCTTCTTGTTTTTGTTTATCTAAGTAATAAAGCATTGCCCCCGTTTCTTTGTCGCCAAATATATCTTGAAAACGCTTAACTTCTTCTGGGTCAAACGAATAACGCCCAGCAAGATTGCCTTGACCAATTTGATTGGCAAGGCCTTGCATATTTACAGTGCCGCCATAGGCTCCACCAAAGCCAGAACCATATGAAGGAATACCAGAAGTAGAGCCGCCTAATACAAAAGAGCTAGTCATGTCAATCAACCAAAGCGGATTTGAGGGGCCTGCAGAGTGGCATTTGCATATGGATTAGTGGTTAACGCGGTTTGCGTTAAGCCGTAATTACCAGCTTGTGCGCCTTGTGCCAGGGAGCCAGCGGTCGCTAACACACCAAGTTGACCTTGGATATTGCCTTGGAGTGCCATTGCCGATTGGTAACGGATGAAGTCATTGCGCTTAGCTTTTTCAATCTCAGGCGCCATTGCTTTGAATTGATCAACCTGAGCTTGGTTGTAGAACTGAGTAAGATCTTTGATGTTGCTTGTGCGAACACCAAGTTCACGATTCAGCATACTCAAGTCTTGCTCGGTAATCTTACCGCGCATTGCAAGTTGAGTACTGAAGGAATCACTACCAGTAGTTGGTTCCCCTGTTATTTTTTGTTTTGCCGACTCAACACCTTTAGCTGCTGCGCCAGGGAGAAGGGCACCGAGGCCCATCAGACCGTAGCCCGCTACCTGCGCAAGAGGATGCTTGATCAATGTAAGGCCTGTGCCAACAGCGCTCAATGCCCCTGGGGCAAGGGCACCTAGGGCGCCTGCGGGGCGATTGGCGCTAAGTTCGGAAATTGCTGTTGTTACACCTGGTACGAGAGAGGCCGCTCCAATTGCGACTGGTGCATATTTGCCATATTTACCCAAGAATTGCTGAGCAGCTTCTTTGCCTCGGCCTACGACTTGCCCTGTGGCATCAAGCCCTTGTTGCACACCCTGTTTAACTTGTTGACGAAAACCAGGCGTAGCGGGAGGAGTGGCGCCTTCTAAATTAAGGTTCCCACCAAAAGTTTGCTGCTGGCCACCAAGGCCTCGGATACGCTGTAATTCAGCAAGTTCCTCAGGAGTGAGCCGGGACCCAGGTGCTTGTAGTCCTAGAACGCTGCCTGGATTATAACCGTAAGCAGAATAAGGATTCACGTCAACAACTCTACCTTTTTATAAATTCTATCACTGCATTATTTCATACTGACCAATGGTCGGTAGTTTTTGCTCGGTTGCTTTTGCGGCCAGTGCAGTGTTAGCTAAGTTGCCTGCAATGATGCCAGCACCAGAACCTAATGCAGCACCTGCTAAACCACA